CGCCTTGCGGTCCTTGTGGCCCTTCCGGTCCAGTAGCACCTGTAGCACCTGCTCCGGTTGGTCCTTGAACTCCCTGTGGTCCCTGAGGTCCTGTGGCACCTGTGGCACCTGCTCCTGTTGGTCCAGTAGCCCCTTCGGGTCCTTGCGGACCAGTCACGCCTGTGGCACCTGTATATCCAGTAAATCCCTGAGGTCCGGTTGGTCCTTGAACGCCTTGCGGTCCTTGTGGCCCTTCCGGTCCAGTAGCACCTGTAGCACCTGCTCCGGTTGGTCCTTGAACTCCCTGTGGTCCTTGTGGGCCCTGTACTCCCTGTGGGCCCTGTGGTCCTTGAACTCCCTGTGGTCCCTGTGGTCCTTGAACTCCCTGTGGTCCTTGAGGGCCCTGTACGCCTTGTGGTCCTTGAGGCCCAGTAACACCTTGAGGACCGGTAGCGCCTGTAGCTCCTTCAGGATACCCTGCCAACCTTAACAAGTATGTAAATTGATCAACAGTAATATATTGATTAACTGATGAATCTTGTACCAAGATTAACGTTTCACTTACGGTAGGATTGTTTAATCTAGGCAAATTTACTGTTGTCGGCATGTTCGTTCTCTTTAAAATGTATTAGTAAAAGTTCCATAAGAAACCGTCCATTTGTATTTCGAAAGACAAATGTATAATTTTCCTGTTGACATATTAGTTGTGTTAGGCATGGAGTGTTCCTATTTTTTCCTAATTTTAGGTCTTGGATATACCTTTGCTGATGTAGGTCTTTTGCCTGTGGAATTTATTCTACTAAACCCTTGAGCATTAAAAAATATCCTTTTTTGAGTTGTTCCTGCTAATTCAGTAAGCCTGTTCATTCCATTCATTGTATAACCTGTTTCTATTCTATGTAAGTATTCCATTCTATCATAGTTACTAATAGAATAAACAGAGTAATTGGTGTCGGCTGAAGGCACGTTATCCCATTCAGGACCATCTAAACCTATTGTTACAGATTTAGCATCATTAAGAAGTATAGTTTTAACTTGATCCGGCGTAGGATATTGATTAAATTTAACATAATATTCTTCACAAATACAAGCTGCTATACCTGCTACGGTTGGTGCAGCACAACTAGTACCACTAAAAAAATTCCATATCCAATTGTTTGAATCAAGGTAATTTGAAGGTGAGCTCTGATATGCGGACCAAGTTCTTGCTCCAAGACCGCAAATATCAATGCCTGGCCCTCTATTAGAGTACGCATCTAATAAAGGAACATCCTGTGAATTTTGTATGGCAGCAACATCTATAGACTTGTCTAATCCTGCCGGACCAAACATTTTGAATGGATACCAGTCTTGATCGTATGTTACATCTACATTTACAGTGTTATTATAATTAACGTCTGCCACATTATTATACACTGTATTTGGCGTTGATATCGTTACATAAACTCCATTATATCGAGGATCTGTATACTTACAATATACACCACCGCCATTGCCTGCTGGTGTAATGCTTATTATACCAGCATCCCATGCTGCTTCTAATGATGTTCTAAGTGTTATATATTCGCTGCTTTGAGATGGAAAAACGCAACACCATACCCATGTTGAAGTATTGGGGTCAAACACTCTAAACGGAATAATATTTCTTGAAGTAAACGGTGTAAAATCTGTGCCCCACCCACCGACTGGTCTATTTACAGTAGAAGTAGTATCTGTAATTGATAGAATGTCTTCTATCGGTATTCCGTGTCGTCTGTCTAACAACCATTGATATTCGTTAATAAGTATAGTAGGATTTTTTAAACCAGTTTCGGGATTAATTGCCTTATTGTTATGCCAATAAATTAAAGCATCTACGCATTCTGGCGCAGAATCATAAGCAGTAAAATTTATCTGGCGTAGATTAGCACGTTTGGCAAATCCTGAATATCTTCCTGCTGCTGCGCTTAATACGCCGGTAGAATGGGGAGTTAACATACCTCCGTTCGTAACTTGTTGATTAACAGTTTCTTCTAAATCTGCCCAATCCATTGGTATTATTCTGCTTAACCCAGTGTCTGGGTGTAAAAAATCTGGATGATCATGTATTGAGGTAGATAGGGTAGCTTGGAATGCTTCTATGGTTACTATGTCTACATGTTTACCTGTATATCTATTTCTATAAAATGTAGAATTTAGATTATAATTGGTATCTTTTACACCAACCGATGATGTTGGATTTATAAGATCAGTACTTAGTAAAAATTGCATAGGCATAATGTTCCTGCCATCAAAACTACCTACGGGGTTGCCAGTTCTTATATCACCAGTTTGTTCTAAATAATTTGGTAAAGAAGCATTAGTTGCTGACGGTATATCATAAGATAGATGGGCAACGCTTGGATGTTGTTTTAAACTGTCTATATAATCCTCTTCAACATTCAATAGTAATACGTTTGCTACAGATTTCATTGAATTTTTAACACTTACTTTATCCTGTGGTAAACTGTCAATGAATAATTGCTGATCTACATCAGGATTGAGTAAAATATCAACAATCTTACTCATCATGATTCTGCCTGTAAAATAGTTAATGTTACATTAATTGTGGCAGAACCTCCACTCAAATTAGTAACTGCTATAGGAATATTGGTATCAGGTGTTATTTCATTACTAAATCCAACAGCAGCAGGTGTAAAAATTACTGTTTCTGATCCTGTTGAAATTATTTCTGCTATTACTCCAGCATTAGGAGAAGGATCAACAAGTTGGCTCCTTCCTGCGTCGTTGGTTCTACTTGTAGTATCTGAATAAACTCTTATCCATGCAGCATGTGAAGTTTGTATTTTAAAAATGTGATATGCTTTAAAACCCGTTAATGAGGTATTGCCAGTAGCATTATCAGCCACGGTAACTGAACCAGAAGCAGTTGTTCTTGATGAACTCCCTCCTACGCCTGATGGTCCGGTCGCTCCTACTGGTCCTGAAGGCCCTGTAGCTCCAGTAGCCCCTAATGGTCCTTGTGGTCCGGTAACGCCTTGTGGTCCTTGAGAACCAGCTCCAGTAGCTCCTACTGGTCCCTGTGGCCCAGTAACGCCTTGTGGTCCTTGAGAACCAGCTCCAGTAGCTCCTACTGGTCCTTGTGGCCCAGTAACGCCTTGTGGTCCTTCTGGACCCGAAGGTCCTCCTGATGGTCCAGTTGCTCCTACTGGTCCTGAAGGACCTGTAGCTCCAGTGGCCCCTTCGGGCCCCTGTGGTCCGGTAACGCCTTGTGGTCCCTGTGGTCCCTGTGGTCCAGTAGCTCCAGCTCCAGTAGCTCCTACTGGTCCCTGTGGCCCAGTAACGCCTTGTGGTCCTTCTGGACCCGAAGGTCCTCCTGATGGTCCAGTTACTCCTTGAGGACCTTCTGGTCCAGTGGCTCCTATACCAGTAGCACCGATGGGTCCTTGTGGTCCTTGTGGTCCTTGTGGCCCAATCGCTCCTTTACTAAGAGTTACAAATTGAGCCATGGTCATTTGTTTAGTGATACCAGGTGAAGTTGAATTATCCAACACCGGTATAATTACCTGTGATGTCAGCGTGTTTATTACGGGTAAATCAACTATCTTGGTCATTACTTAGGTCCTAATTATGGGATCATCATTATCATCCCCTAGTCTAACTGTTAATTCATACCAAGTCGACGTAAAATCACTGCCGAATAGGTAATCATCAGATTGAATATGGTCAGATAAACTCTGTCTTTCTAATAATAGGTATTTAGCTGTAGTATTGTCTAGGCTGTTCTCTACAATTATTCTATCCATCTCGAAATCAAGCTGTTTGAAATTAAATTGGCTTAATTTTATTCTACTTATAATTCTATCTGCCTGGCCAGGCAAAGCGTAACAAATTGGAATAACAGGAATATAACCTGTGAAATTAAATTCGTCTTGAGCAGTGTTCATGAATTTTGGCAACAGGTTATCATTTACATTAATATAAGTATTATCTTCTAATGGTATTGTTCTAAATTGAGTTCTCATATTATCAATACTGCCAGGGTAATATATTTCATTATTCTGATATATGACCTTAGAAGCACTCGATCCTATGTCATTAGTCATATCATCTATGGGTTGAATATATACAATTTCATAGACTACAGCACCTTTACTGTCTTTAGCTATAGCTTTTTTTACATTACCAAAATAAAAACGTTTACGATAAAAATTTTCACGTAGAGCTATGGTATAGCGGTCTAAATCTAGTTTTTCAATACCAAATTCTAAAAACATTTTGATTTCAGCCTGTACACCAAAATTAGGATCATTAGGTCTATAAATTAATTGACTGTCAAATGTAGTGGTGTTGGAAATAAAAGTTTGATAGGCAGATCTATTTTCTCTACTTAAAAATGGTTTACAATAAATTCTAGTAAATTCTTTATCTGTATCTTTGTAGGTTCTTAGAGTAAACTTTCTTTCTATACTTACAGGGCTAGCTAATGCTGTGGCTGTAAACACGTATGTTCCTGTAGAACCGTAGTCGACTGTGCCAATAATTGTTCCGTCTGGATTTAAGGATAAGCTAGGGGGTAATGTTCCTGCGGATAAATTGTATACCGTTACAGTGCTTGTATCTATTAATTGCCTTGCTGATAGAGATAGCATACTTACTGAACCTTGTTCTATCCAACCTAGATCTGGTTCAGTAATCCACTCTAAAGCACTTTGTACATTATCCTGAAGAATAGTTAAGGTAAATGTATTAGTTGCTGTAATGAAACTAGTTGTGAATATAAAATCGCCTTTGATAGCTTTTACAGTAAGAGTGTATGTTTTTGAATATTCTGTTTGAGGAGCAATAGTTCCATAAAAATACCCTGTATCAGAATCAAATAGTAGATTGGGAGGCAACTGAGTAGTGGTAGTTGTTCCAGTAACAAAAGTATATGTTAGAGGTCCCCTCCAAGGAGCTGCATCGTAGGCAGCGGCGCTGATGTCATCATTATTATTGGTCTTAACTATGCCTAAGTCTGTACCATTTAAGAATTGAGGAGGTTGTAAGTATCCTACGTCTGCGCTGAGTATATCTACGTTTAGTATGTCGATTATTTCAGAACTACTTGAAATAGTTAAAATAGTTCCAGTAACCATTATATCTGTAGTAGCTGTGCTTAAAGTTATTGAATCAGTGCCTACACTTATAATTTTAGTATTGGTTGTTATAGCAGGATTGTTGGCATTAATTAAATGGTTTACCTTTATTATGCTAAAATCTGTAGTGGTACTTAGACTGCCTGGCACACTTAAAACCAAAGTTCCTGTGCTAGTTATGTCATCTGTGGTAGTAGTTGTTATTACCTGAGTTGACATATTCCAAAATGTACTATCAGCCCTAAAAATATTAGGACTAACAACATAAAATTTAAATAGCCTTCTAGAAGTAGTTACGCCATCTGTAGCCGTAACATAAAATTGATACAGGATTGGAACAGCATCGGGAGACAGGTATAGGTCAATAAATCCTGAAATTTTTCCCTGTTGACTCAGTCTGACACCATTAGGTAAATCGCCATCGCTATCACCTATGTAATATTTTATAACAGCATCGGCAGGATCTCCACCTTGAGCAGCAAGGTCATATTCTATGTACTGCTTATTCATAGCATAACCTTCGCCGAAATAGCCCATTGGTAAGTATCCTTCTGGCGTACTCCATACAGGATCTGTGGGTCCTTGAATATCCATTGTAAAGGTTCTGTCAGCGAGGCCGTCGTTATTTGTAGCTCTAATAACGAACTTGCTTTTTACAGTGTTTAGAACACTGACAGGAGTACCACTTATTGTTCCAGTTGAACTAATGTTTAAACCAAATGGCAATCTACCACTTATTAAGCTGTACGAAGATGCTCCTGTTGCCTGTACAGAAGTTGATGTAAATATAGACTCTGTAAAAGTTCCTAAAAGTCCGGTGGGTGTTATCCAAATAGGTTTAGTCATAATTTTTAAATGTTACAATTCACTCCTACGAAATCAATAGTTCTGACATTGCCAGTAGCTTGAAATGTAAATGTTACACTTGCTGTTGTTCCTACGCCGAAGAAAGGTCCAATATCGTTAGATTGCCATGAGCCAGAACCATCTAAGAAATCATAACCTGGACCAAATGATCCTGATAGGTCTAGTCTGGTATTTGGAGCGCCGCCGGTGACTTGTACGTATACACCTCCTGCTCCGGGTTGAACACAAATTCTCCAGACACCGTTGTCAAATAAGTCTATATCCCCAATAGCTTCGACTTGTTCGTCGTAAGATGGTGTAGGTGTGGGTACTACAGGAGTCGGAGTAGGCACAACTGGAGTTGGTGTAGGCTCAACTGGAGTTGGAGTTGGTACAACTGGTGTTGGTGTAGGTACAACTGGTGTTGGTGTAGGCTCAACTGGAGTTGGAGTTGGTACAACTGGTGTTGGTGTAGGTACAACTGGTGTTGGCACGACTGGTGTTGGTGTTGGCACGACTGGTGTTGGTGTTGGCTCTGCAGGAGTAGGAGTAGGTTCAACTGGTGTTGGTGTAGGTACAACTGGAGTTGGTGTTGGCACTACAGGAGTTGGCGACGGAGCACTAGTAGTTTCTCTTACAATTATTGATTGAGTAGTTACTATAGGACCAGATGAACTTCCTGTTCTTATTTCAATATCTAATGTAGTGTCACCAATGTATACTCCGTCCTGCGGAAAGTTTATGGTGAATGTTCTTAGGTATTCGCCTGCGTTTCCGTCGTATATTGTTGTACCTGAATTACCAGCTAAATTTGTTGAAAATGACCTAGCACTTGTAGTCACATAAAAAGTTCCAGATACCTGATCAGAACTTACGGTAACTGTAGGGGTTCCGCCTTCATTAATATCAGTTGATGATATACTAGCAATATACCAAACAGCAGTTAAAGTTGGCGTTGGAACTACCGGAGTTGGTGTTGGTACAACTGGTGTTGGTGTAGGCACGACTGGTGTTGGTGTAGGCACGACTGGTGTCGGACTGGGTGTAGTTGGAGTGGGTACAACTGGTGTCGGCGACGGAGCACTAGTAGTTTCTCTTACAATTATTGATTGAGTAGTTACTATAGGACCAGATGAACTTCCTGTTCTTATTTCAATATCTAATGTGGTGTCGCCTACATAGACACCATCTTGTGGAAAGTTTATGGTGAATGTTCTTAGATATTCACCTGCGTTTCCGTCGTATATTGTTGTACCTGAATTACCAACTAGATTAGTTGTAAATGTTCTGGCACTGGTGGTTACATAAAAAGTATCAGATACTTGATCAGAACTGACAGTAACTGTCGGGGTTCCGCCTTCATTAATATCAGTTGATGATATACTAGCAATATACCAAACAGCAGTTAAAGTTGGCGTTGGAACTACCGGAGTTGGTGTTGGAACTACCGGAGTTGGTGTTGGAACTACTGGAGTTGGTGTTGGTACAACTGGTGTCGGAGTAGGTGTAGCAGGTGTTGGACTTGGTACAACTGGTGTCGGAGTAGGTGCAGTAGGTGTTGGACTCGGTGTAGTAGGTGTTGGAGTCGGCACAACTGGTGTTGGAGTCGGCACAACTGGTGTTGGAGCCGGAGTAGTATTTGTAATACTAACCACGGGTGATGTGGCTAGTACATTAACATCGGAGTCCCTATCTCCTGATGTAGCATATACTTTAGCAAAGAAGCTTTCCCCTGTTTCAGGTTGCAAAGCATCTGTGGCAATTGAAACATTGAAACTACCTTCTACGTTGGTTGTGTTATTAACATTAAGTGTCACTGATCCTGTAACTACTCCACCTTGAATGTCGTCTAATGTTGCGCCTGTTGTGCTGGCCAATGCCCAATATCTTATTGTGTTTAACGCCACTCCTGTCGCTCTAACAGTGAATACAATACTAGAACCTTCGCTAACTGAAGTTGCTCCAGCAGGAACAGTGAATATAGTTGACGGAGCAGCCGGTGTTGGAGCCGGTGTTGGAACACCAGTCAAGCTGGTAGCGCCGTAATAAGATCCAGGAAGTGAAACGATATACAGCCCAGTTTCCATACCATAGGTAAAATTAATTTCTTGACCTGGATTAATTCCGAAATCTTCATTGTAATCAGTAAACATAAATGTTTTTGTATCTATGTTTGATCCGTTTCTTCTTATAGCTCCAAAATACTCTTTTCTGTTTGTAGAAAGGTTACCTAGATAGGTAAATTTTTCTTGCCAAAAACTTGGAATAAAGCACAAAGGAATAGAATCAGTTACTACACCGGCATTAGAATCGTATGGGTCTGTAAATAATGGATAGTTTAAATT